ATGATCACCGAGCAGGAGGCTGTCCTGCGCGTGGAGCCCAAGCAGCTGGATACCCTGCTGCATCCCCAGTTCGACGCTGCTGCCCTGAAGGCTGCAGAGGTCGTCGGCAAGGGTCTGGCAGCTTCTCCCGGTTCTGCCTGCGGCCAGATCGTCTTTACTGCTGAAGAGGCAGAGGAGATGGTCAAGTCCGGCAAGATGAAGAAGGTCGTTCTGGTGCGTCTGGAGACCAGCCCCGAGGATATCGTGGGCATGCAGGTCTCTCAGGGCATCCTGACCGTCCGCGGCGGCATGACCAGCCACGCAGCCGTTGTTGCACGTGGTATGGGCACCTGCTGTGTTTCCGGCTGCGGCAACGACAACGAGGTCAAGATCGATGAGGAGGCAAAGACCTTCGAGATCAACGGCCACAAGTTCGTCGAGGGCGACTGGATCTCCATCGACGGCTCCACCGGCAACATCTACGGCGAGCAGGTCGCTACCGTGGCCGCTACCGGCAACAAGAACTTCAACCGCTTCATGGGCTGGGCAGACGCAGCACGTCAGCTGCTGGTCATGACCAACGCTGATAACCCGCGCGACGCACAGCAGGCAGTGGATCTGGGTGCTGAGGGCATCGGCCTGTGCCGTACCGAGCACATGTTCTTCGCTGAGGACCGCATCAAGGCTGTCCGCGAGATGATCTGCGCACGCACCGTGGAAGAGCGCGAGGCTGCTCTGGCCAAGGTCGAGCCGTTCCAGCAGGGCGACTTCGAGGCTATGTACCGCATCATGGGTGAGCGCCCGATGACCATCCGTTATCTGGACCCGCCCCTGCACGAGTTCCTGCCCACCAAGGACGAGGACATCAAGGAACTGGCTGCCGACATGGGCATGACCTACGAAGACCTGAAGAACGTGGTTGCTTCTCTGCACGAGTTCAACCCCATGATGGGTCACCGTGGCTGCCGTCTGGCTGTTACCTACCCCGAGATCGCTGCTATGCAGACCCGCGCTGTGATCAAGGCTGCTCTGAACGTCTCTGCTGAGACCGGCCATGTGATTACCCCGCACATCATGATCCCGCTGGTTGGCGAGGTCAAGGAGCTGAAGTTCGTCAAGGACGTTGTCGTCAAGGTTGCTGACGAGCTGATCGCTGCTGCCGGCGTTGACATGAAGTATCAGGTCGGTACCATGATCGAGATCCCCCGCGCAGCCCTGACTGCCGGCGAGATCGCCAAGGAGGCTGAGTTCTTCAGCTTCGGCACCAACGACCTGACCCAGATGACCTTCGGCTTCAGCCGTGATGACGCTGCCAAGTTCCTGGGCGCATACTACGAGAACAAGATCTACGAGAGCGATCCGTTCCAGCATCTGGATCAGATCGGTGTCGGCAAGCTGGTCAAGATGGCTGCCCATGATGGCCGCGAGACCCGCCCCGATCTGGGTCTGGGCATCTGCGGCGAGCACGGCGGCGATCCCACGAGCGTGGAGTTCTGCCACAACGTCGGTCTGGACTACGTCAGCTGCTCTCCCTTCCGTGTGCCTATCGCCCGTCTGGCTGCTGCCCAGGCTGCTATCAAAAATCCCAGAAAGTAAGATTGTTGCATGAAGATGCACTAATCGTGCAAAACATGGGAAGATAAGCGTATGATAAACCCTCCCCGGTGAAACTGAATGGTTTTGCCGGGGAGGGTTTTGATTAAAAAGAACTTTTATAAGGTTATAGTGTAGGAAGGACGAGACTAAAATGGCGTCTAAAGATTGGAAATTGCCAGATGCACAGCACAAAATTACGGAGGAAAAGGGCTTAGACATAGAAAATGAAAGTATACAGAGGCAGTGGGAAAAAACCCTTGTATCGTTTATAAGACTAGAGGACGCTTTTTCTGATATAGATGTTTATGACGATGCCGAAGAAGGAGAGATACCATATAGACAGTATTTAATGCGCAGATGGTTGTTCATCCATCAGGATAAATATAAGAACGAGACACTTAAGGACGAAGATAAAAAGAAGATAAATGAATTACTGAAGAAAAAACATATCAAAGAAGATAAGTTCATGGATGTAATAGGTGGATTCTGCAATAATAATGTTGGCCAAATTGATGATATGGCAAAAAAGTTACAGAGACGATTAAATAAGATAATGGGTAAGGTCCCATTTAAAGGAAAATTTGTAGAAGCATCTGAGGTGCTAACATTCAACTCAACAAGAAGCACGCCGACATTGCTCACAGTAGCAAATTGCCGTTTTTTTGACATTTTGCTAATGGTAGATTCCGAGGGAAAGGGCTTCTCGGAGCTGTTGAAGCGTATACAGAGGCCAATTCAAGCTGTTGATAGTGATGAGAGCCACGAGGATTTGCATTTGCAGTGCTCAATTAGAGAAGGTATGCGATCATTAGCAAGGAATAAAAGTCTCAAGTATACAAGTGGTATGATAAAATTTTCCTTGTTGCAGTCCTTCTCGGAATATTACAATGGAGAAATGGAAAAAGGGTATGTCCGTCAGGCACTTTTAGATCTTTCAGAGATGGTACTATATTATGTTGACAAGTATCCACGCGATGAGCTATGTAATAGGCAGGCATATAGACAAATAGCAGAATATTTGATAAACACCGAATATAAGATTCAGAAGTTTGCGGAAGGTCCAAAAGGATTCCGGCAGTAAGAGATTTAAGCGTGATGCTTCTTGGAGACAGAATTTTAATGTCTCCAAGAAGCATCACTTTTTTGTTGCTGGGCAAAAATGGCCGTGCATTTTTTCTGAGAAAAAAATAAAAAAAACACTGTGCGAAAAAAATGATGGCTATGATATTATATTTTTGCAAACGAGGTAGCCACTTCGAAGCACAAAAAATAATAGATTTGCGAGGTATTTACTATGCTACAGAAGAATTGTGAAAACGAGATTCGAGAACTGAGCCGGGGCCAACAGGAAATGCTGGATGAACACATCGACAGGCTGAATAAAGTTTTTAAAGGCAAGGACAACTATGCCGGCATTGCCGTAATGTCGGAAAAATATGCACCTGTTGTCCGCGAAAACAAGGAAGCTTATCCGCTCAATGAAATTCAGGTGATTATCAAAAAGAACGGAGAACCGTTTGTAAGATGCAGCTGGAAAAGTGATGAAGGAACAAGCAGTTTTCCGCTTCAGTTCAGCGCAAAAACTTCAAAATCTGGCCAAATCTCTGGGAGCGTTTTTGTTCGAGGACAAATGGAATCGCCTATTGTGATTGACAGCTCAGACGAGTTTGAACTGGATGGCTTTTACGAGCTAATGGTACACGCTTGCGATGAAGAGATGGGGTATCTCTGGGTCGGAGATGGAAAGAATGAGGGCTTGACTAGAATGGATTATCTTCTCTCCGGAAACCTTAATCGGAATCCTATTGAAAAGCTGCTTGACCAGATGTATTTCCAGAATGTTACTTCGGAGGGTACGAACCATGAATAATATGAACGGTAACAGAAAGAATGAATTTCGTCGGAAGCAAGAGGAGAAGCAGCGGAAGCTTGCTCTAAAAATCGAGGACGAAGCTGACGAATTACGAGAGGGGAGCTTGAAGATCGAAGAAGCCATTCCATCGCTTGACGAGCTTTGTGCAATGGGAAAGCGAGTTGAACAACTGACCACTTTTTCTGCAAAGGAGGCGATGCGCAACAAAATCAAGGCAAGACGAAATGCTGAACGATACAAGGAAACAAGCACAGACAGTGAAGAGCGAACGCCTGATCGGTTTGAAGATTCTAATGCAATCGCTACGGAGTCTCCGAAAAATGAGGATACATTAAACACAACGAGAAAACACGCCGATGCCCAACCGACAAAATCAGCTGGGATAAAAACCTCAAAACGGCGATCGATTGTGGAGATGGTTCAAAAGCTCAAAAAATATGTTCCCATCGTTGTCTGTGGAGATGTGTTGTACTATTACAACGGTTACTACTACGAAGCAATCGGCCTTGAGAAGCTGATAAAACTCTACCGAAAATACGTGGACTACGACCTTAACAATGAGCCGAGTCTGTATGCGTACAAAGACTTGTATCAGTGTTGCACCACTGATCCGGAATTGGAACGTAGCGAGCCAGAAAACCAATCTATCCATGCACCTTTAGAAAATGGCGTCTATGATCTGATGAAGAAAGAGTTAAAGCCGCATGACCCAAGACGGTTGATCTTTACCTATATCAAGGCGAACTACGATGAATCGGCAGAATGTCCGGTATTCGATAGCTTCTTAAAGCAGATTACGCATGGAAATCCTCAACTGGAAGAGCGTTTTTGGATGGCGATTGGATACCTGATGATTTATCCGGCACGAGGCAAGTTCTTCATTGTTATGGGCTATGCCAGAGACAGCGGCAAGAGCGTACTGGGCAATTTTGTCCAACGGTTATATCCGAAGGAAAGTGTCGGTAATCTGCGACTTCAAGAAATGAAAGGAACGTTTTCATCAATGTCTTTTCTTAATGCGGTAATCAATCTTGAGTTGGATATGCCAAATGCGAAGCTCAATGCAGAAGTAGCTTCACGGCTTAAACAGATTACAGGCGGAGACTCTATTACGGTGCAACGCAAATATCTCAGCCCAGTAACATTAACAAGGCGAATTAAGTTTGTCTTTGCCGGAAATTATCCACTTTGTATTGACGGTGAGGACGATGCTCTTCAAAAACGGATTGTGTTTCTTCCTTTCAATGAATCCATCCCGGATGACCAGCAGGACCCTTACTTGGAGGATAAAATCTGGGATGAGCGAGATGCCATTGTTACCAAGTCCCTGCATTATGCACGAAAACTGGTGAAGCTTAACTACAAGTTCCCAGAAATTCCGCAGGTGGACGACGCAAAGTGCATTGTCAGAGACTCTATTGCGAAGACCGTAGGAAAATTTGTACAGGAAAGCTGTGATATGAGCGAGCCGAAAGCGGTGACTGCTACAGAAGACCTGTATAATGCCTACTTGGACTACTGCAAGGAGAAGGATATATGGGCGTGTAGCCAAACGGCGTTCACAAAAGGACTTACCCAAATGGGGCTGAAGCATACTCGTTCCCGGTGTACAGGAGAGGATATGATTGTCCGAAAGAATCCGGTATCTGCTTTCCAAGGAATCAAGCTCCGTCCGTAACTTCTGATTCTTCGATGATATGTTATACCTCTGACTCTAAGCACCATTAACGATAACCAAGGGAGGTATCACAATGCTGGAAATTGACGAAAAGGCGATGGCCTATTGTCTGGTGGAAGCTCTCTTTGCAGCAGGGGTAATCAACCTGCCCACCTATCAGAACTTCCTTCGGATGAAGCGTGAGCAGGAGGAGGAACCGCCTGCTAAGGCTTCGTAAACAACAGAGAAAGGCTCTGGTGGAGGGGATTCTGCCAGAGCCTTTCTTTTTGCCGCAGAAAAGAGTCAGAGACAGTGGAGGTTAAATTTTATGAGAGTAGCCGTGTACGCTCGTGTTTCAACCGAACATGAAGCGCAAATCAACGCACTAGAAAATCAGTTGGAGTGGTATAAAATCGAATGTTCCCGGCATTCGGACTGGGAAATCGTGGAGGTCTACGTAGACCAAGGTATCACCGGAACACAAGCACAGAAGCGGCCAGAGTTTTTGCGCATGATGGAAGATGCTCAGAAGGGCAAATTTGACCTAATCATTACTCGCGAAGTGAGTCGCTTTGCACGAAATACAGTTGATACGCTGTCCTACACACGGGAGTTGAAAGCACGTGGGGTGGACGTATTTTTCATCAACGATGGTATCAACACGGCGACCAACGATGGCGAACTTCGGCTGACGATCATGTCTTCTATGGCACAAGATGAGAGTCGCAAAATTTCAGAGCGCGTGAAGGCTGGGCAGAAAATCAGCCGGGAGAAGCACGTTTTATATGGCAGCGGAAACATCTTAGGATACCGCAGGGAGAACGGAACCTATGTTCCTGACCCTGACCAAGCTGAAACGGTAAGACTGATTTTCCAAATGTATTCTACCGGGGAAAATGGGTTGGTTAAAATCGTAAACGAATTATACCGCCTTGGCCGATTGGATGCAGGCGGCCATATTTCGTGGGACGCTTCCAAGGTGAGCAGAGTTCTACATAATGCAACCTATAAAGGGTGCATCTGTTACAATAAATCCCACAGCGACGGATATTTGACGCAGAAACGTGTTAAAAATCTGGACGAGAGCAGCTACATCTATGTGAAAGGCGACTTTGAGCCTTTGGTATCAGAAGAAATGTGGGATAGATGTCAGCAAATTTTGGCATCGAAATCAACACGGGTAATAGATGAAAATGGAAAAAAGCACAAGTATATGAGAAATACACCAAAGTCAGTCTGGACGGCAAAACTGCGGTGCAGCTGTGGCGCAGGATTTATCCAGTTCAAGTGGCGTGTAAATCGGGATGGTGCAGTAGTTCATGGATTTCAGTGTTATCGCCGTACCCGTAGGCCAAGCATCAGCTATTTGCAGGAGCATGGCTTGGACTTGGGAATTAGCTGCCAAATCAGAGCAATCTGTGAGTGGAAGCTGGACTTGATGGCAGCAAAGGTATTTGAACATCTCACCTTTGACAAGGGCAAAACAGTCAAAGAGGTCTATAAAATTTTGAACCGCTGCATGGCAGAAGAAAAGACTGTCCGCATTTCCAGAAAGGCGATGCTGGAAAACAGCATCGCCAGACAGAGGGAGCGTCTGGATAAGTACATAGACCTGTGTGCAGACGGAATCATCACAAAACAGGAATTGGCAGAGCGGCGGAAGGGATTGGATGCGCAGATTGCAGAATTGCAATCTCAATATGAGAATGTGGAACAGGAGGATGAGCGCAGTGGAACCCTTGATATGAATTTAATTGCGCAGAAGTTGGATGAGTGGCAGAAGGCATCTAGAAATGATGTTAACCGGGAGCTTATCAATAGCTGTGTGGCGCAGATCACGCCGCTGACGAATGAGGAATACCGCTGGGTACTTGATTTCCAACTGACAGAAGTGCAGAGTGGAAATAGTGCCACTTGTACGTTGGATGGCTTTATGGAGATGGCTCGTTTTACGATTTCATTTGAAGAAGCAAAGGCTTTTAAGGCTTCCCGAAATCAGGGGATTCGTAAAAATGAGTGGCATGACCTCACGGTAGCCGTGGGTATCCGCACAAAAGCTTGACCGTAAAGTACTGTGTCAGTTGTGCCGGATGTGTCAGAATTTTTGAGAAACCTTTATTATATATTATCTATTCTCTTTTATCCTATCGCTTTATCTAAGAGAAAAAATAGAGTAGAAGGGATAAAAATAAAGAAATATATAGAGAGTTTCATAAAAACCTGACACATTTGACACACCCGACACAAGACGAAGCGTATCTGAAAAAATTACAGTTATATATTATCTTTGTAGAAAGACCTGTGAGCAGTTTGATTCTGTCCACAGGTCTTTACTTTTTACTTGAAAATGGAGGAAAAACAATGGCTGATGTTATGGTAAAGATTCTAATGAAGGGCGCAAAGGCAATCGGGAAAACTGCCGTAATACTCATTATTTGGATCGCCCATAAACTCGAAAACAAGTAATCACATTAAAATTTCAGGAGGTAGTAGTTATGTCCGCAAACGTTGAAACCATGTTCTCTGTCCGTGAAACCCCTTGGCACGGTCTTGGCCGCATCGTGATGGATGCCCCTGCAAGCCGTGAAGCCTTGGAGCTGGCTGGTCTGGATTGGCAGGTGGAAAGCCGCAACATCTATTCTGGCACGGGTGCTATGATCCCCGGCTATCGTGCCAACGTCCGCAATACCGATGAAGCTGTTCTGGGTGTGGTGTCTGATCGTTACCGCATCGTCCAGAACGAAGAAGCATTCCAGTTCACCGATGACCTTCTGGGCGAGGGTGTCACCTACGAAACCGCAGGCTCCTTGCAGGGTGGCAAAAAGGTCTGGATGCTGGCAAAGCTGCCTGAAAAGTACATCATTGCAGGAGACGAAGTGACCCCGTATCTTGTGTTCTTCAACAGTCATGATGGCAGTTCTGGTGTCAAGGTCGCTATGACCCCTGTTCGTGTCGTCTGCCAGAACACCCTGAATCTGGCTCTGGGTACTGCAAAGCGCATCTGGACTGCTCGCCATACCGAAAATGTTCTGCTCCGGGTGCAGGATGCCCGTGAAACTTTGCAGCTTGCCAATAGCTATATGGCAGAGCTTGGCAAGGGTATCTATGACCTGACCAACATTAAGCTGTCCGACCGTAAGGTGCAGGAGTTCATCAACGAGTTTTTCCCTGTCACTGAAGATCTGACCGATGGCCAGCGGAAGAACAACCTGCGCTTGCAGGAAGATTTGAAGGCTCGCTATTATAATGCACCTGATCTGGAGTGGGTCGGAAAGAACGGCTGGCGGTTCGTAAACGCTGTTTCGGATTTTGCTACCCATGCAGACCCCATCCGTAAAACTCGCAACTACAATGAAAATCTGTTTCTGCGCACCGCAGAGGGCAATCCGATGATCGACAAAGCCTATAAGATGGTGCTGGCAGCAGCATAAAGGAGGACGTATGAACGATGTGAGTAACCGGGCTGTCCGGGAGTTTTCTGAGTTCCTGAACAGCATTGAAGCCAATTTTCCAAAGCCAACTTGTACCACGGCATACGAGATCACGATGAAAAGCACCATTGTCAGTGCCTTGATTACGCTGGACACCGAAAAGCAGATAGACGAGCGTTTCTGGAACCATCTCCGGGTGCAGCGGAACATTCTGGATTTCCTGTATACCCTGTGGCTGGATGATGACCGCACCTTGGTGGATGAGTTTTCCACCATTATCAAAGACTTGGTGGAATATGATTTCTCTATCGTAGAAGAACAGCTGAAAGAGAGGCTGAACATTGCATGAAAAGGCTTGTATCTACATTGAATTTGTCCAAGGAAGATTGGCTTCGCTATCGCAAATGCGGCATTACCGGCACGGATGCCGGGGCTATCCTTGGCCTGAATCCCTATCGCTCTGCATTTCAGGTGTACCACGATAAAATCAGCGATACCATTGAAAATATCGACAACGAAGCCATGCGGCAGGGTCGTGACTTGGAGGATTATGTGGCGCAGCGGTTCTCCGAAGAAACGGGCTTTAAGGTGCGCCGTGCAAACGCTATCTACCAAAGCGAGGAACATCCGCTGCTTCTGGCAGACTTCGACCGCCTGATCGTTGGACAGAAGGCCGGGCTGGAATGCAAAACGGTCTCGCCGTTCTCCGCAGACAAGTGGGCAGATGGCAAAATCCCGACTCACTATCTGGCGCAGGTTGACCACTACTTAGCCGTCAGCGGCTTCGACTGCTGGTATGTGGCGGCTCTGATTTTCGGCAGAAAGCTGGTGATCCACAAAATCGTGACGGATAAGCAAGTGCTTTCTGATCTTATTGATAAGGAAGAGCTTTTCTGGACGAACCATGTTGTGCCCCAGATTCCCCCTGCACCCAACGGTTGCGATTGTGACACCCAGCAGATCAACCAGATGTATGAGGTAGACAACCGGGACAAGACTGCTGACCTGAGTGCTCTGCATGGACTTCTGGATAAGCGGCAGGAGCTTTCCGAGCAAATCGAGCAGATGGAACAGGAAAAGACGGCCATCGAGCAACAGGTCAAGCTGCAAATGCAGGATGCTGCCTATGGCACAGCACCGGGCTATAAGGTGTCGTGGGTGTCCTCCGAAAGCAAACGTGTGGATTCCCAGCGTTTGCGGAAAGAGCAGCCGGATATTTTCAACCAGTACAGCAAAAATGTAAGCAGCCGCAGGTTTACCATCGTTCATGCGGCATAAAACTTTGTATATGGCGGCAGGGAGTGACTTCTCTGCCGCCTTTTTTCTTGGAGGTTTGATTATGGCTACGGAAAATCCATTCGTAAAATTATTTGCTATCGACTTCAAAGATCATCTGGAAGTCAAGAAGTCTGGCAATACCGAGTTAAAATATGTAAGCTGGGCGTATGCCTGGGCAGAGGTGAAAAAGCTGTATCCCGCTGCCAGCTATGAGGTCAAGAAATTCAACGGTCTGCCCTATGTTTATGACCCCATCACCGGCTTTATGGTGTATACCTCGGTCACGATTGAGGGCGTTTCGCATGAAATGTGGCTGCCTGTACTGGATGGCGCAAATAAAGCGATGAAAGCCACGCCTTATACCTACACCACCCCGAAATGGGACTACAATCCGCAGACCCGCCGCCGTGAAAAAATCGGCATGGAAGAACGTACCGTAGAAGCAGCCTCTATGTTCGATGTGAATAAAGCTATCATGCGGTGCTTAGTGAAGAACCTTGCTATGTTTGGTCTGGGCCTGTACGTTTATGCCGGAGAGGATTTGCCGGAAGATGCTGCACCGCAGCCGGAGGCAGAACCGCAAAAGCAGCCGAAGCCGAGACCCACCAGCCAAAAGCAGGAACAGCCGCCGATGCCCTGCATCTGCGCTCGCTGCAACCAGCCCATCAAGAGGGTCAAGCTGAAAGATGGCTCCATCATGCAGGCGGCAGAATTTGCAGCCACCCATGAGGGAATGTGCGCTGACTGCTACAAAGCCACCAGATTGAACGTAGCATAAGGAGATTTCAAAGTGAAAGAAGCAAAGATCAAAGTTCTTGCTCTCCTGCCGATGGAACTGCCAAAGGAAATCGAACTGGACAACACGCTCGAAGCCATGCAGAACTTTGTTGGTGGGCTGATCGAATGCATTCCGCTGACCGACACCGACTCTGAAGTCACCTTGGTCTGCAACGATGAAGGTAAGCTGCTGAACCTGACTCCCAACCGGCTGCTCTGGAATGGAGCGGATTATCTTGCTGGCCCCGGTTTCATTGCAGGAACTGATGGTGAAGGGAATTTGGCTTCGCTGCCGCCGCAGGAAATGAACTATTACGCTAAAAAATTTCGTGCATTTTTGATTGCACTTTAAGGAGGCTTTTCTGTGACTTTTGATGCAACGACCCAACGCTATGAGGAAATCACCGTCTGCGACAAACCTGCGCTGTTCACCAGTGTCCGCATTAAGCGGGATTCTGTTCCTGCTGGTCTGTATGCCTACGATGTGCGGCATGATGATGACTGCCGGGGGATTCCCTGTGAGATTGCACCATTTATCATGGTCAATCACTGGGGAACGATTATTCTTGCAGAGCCGTTGGAGCTGCCCAATGACGGACGGCGGTACATTGATGAAGAGACGGACTGGAACTATGATCCGTTTGGAGGAGCAGAGAAAAATCAAAAGCCCTGCGTGACGGTGGAAGAGTTTATGAATCAGTATCTGAACCGTTGATAAGAGCGAGCCGTGTCGTTCCTTATAAAGTTCAAAAGTCATCGCAGGGGACGGACGGTGCGAGCCGTGTCGTTCCTTATAAAGTTCAAAAGTCATCGCAGGGGACGGACGGTGCGAACCGTTCGTCAACGGAGATAATCTTTTGAAGTTTATGAGGGATGACTAAGGCTCGCAGGAAAAAGTATTAAAATTGCCGTGGGTACAGAAAAGTATCAATCATAGTGTGATGAAGCCGATTTGTCTTAGCAAATCGGTGACGCTAAAATGACGTTCGGCATTTTTGATACGGAAAGAAAGCGGTTATGAGCATTTATGGTTATTGCAGAATTTCCACTGCAAAGCAGAGTATTGACCGTCAGGTTCGCAATATCAGGGCTGAGTACCCGACTGCTCACATTGTGCAGGAAGCCTATACGGGAACTTCCATCCTTCGGCCAGAATGGAGCAAGCTGTACCGGGTTCTGAAAGAGGGAGATACTGTGGTGTTCGATTCTGTCTCCCGAATGTCCAGAAATGCAGAAGAGGGATTTTCACTGTATGAAGCCCTCTATCATAAAGGCATCCGGCTGGTATTTCTGAAGGAGCATCACATTGATACCGAAACTTACAAAAAGGCCCTGTCCGGCAGTATTGCCATGACAGGAACCAATGTGGATTTTATCTTAAAGGGTATCAACGAGTATCTGATGACATTGGCAAAAGAGCAAATCAAGCTGGCCTTTGAGCAGTCTGAAAAAGAAGTGGCCGATTTGCACCAGCGTACCCGTGAGGGCCTTGTAACAGCAAAGTTAAACGGAAAACAGGTTGGACGTAAGAAAGGCACTGGATTTGAAACCAAGAAGTCCAAAGCGGCCAAAGAGAAAATCCGTATTCATTGTAAGGCTTTTGGCGGTACATTGGACGATGTGGAGTGTATGAAACTGACAGGACTTGCCCGGAATACTTATTATAAGTATAAGAGGCAGATTCGGGAGGAAGTTAAAACGCAAGGCTGAGCTTTGTAAAAGTGCCAATCGCAAAAGATGATAGCAGGAACACGGTGAATTCTGTGAATACCGTGTTCCTTTTTTGTGGGTTATCGTAGAATGGACAGACATACCGTCCATCAAAATCTTTATAATGAGGTTAGAAAAGCTGATAAGATTGTGAGATAAAAGGAGAAGAGTGTATGAAAAAATTCTTGATAGTTCTACTGAGTATTGCATTTGCGCTGAATTTTGCGCTTGTGATTGGAATGATTGGCGAGTGCATTTCGCCACGACAGGCGTTTTACACAATCACGGATGAGTTGATGAACAGTGCATATCGCTTCAAAAGAGGTTGGCAATTTAAGAATAATCTACCTTAATTTTTGAGAAGATGGACAGACAGTCTGTCCATCTTTTTTTGTATACTGAAATTGTATAAAAGAAACAAAAATTTTTTTGTACTTCAGCGAAACGGCAAAACTTTTCACAAGGAATTGCAGTGATGATTGTGCTGTGTTACAATGGGCAAGAAGGAGAATGAACTGTGCTTAATAATAGATTAGACCGCATACTCTATATCCAACAAGTACTGGTGCAGGGCGGTGTACTAAACAAACAGCAGACGGCTGACCACTTTGGCGTCAGCGAGAAAACCATCCAGCGCGATCTTGATACCCTGCGCAGCTATTTTGCAGACAGCGAGCCGCGCCGGGAGATCTTATACAACTCCGCAAAGGGCGGCTATCTACTGGATGACACGCTTTCACGCTTCCTCACCAGCAGCGAGATTCTGGCGGTATGCAAGATTT